AGCAGGCGGCCCTCACGCAACTACCGGCGCGCTAATCGGCCCAGGCTCAGTCATTGCTGGCAGCGCCGCGCGACTTGCGCTGCATACCACGACGGGCGCATTGGTAGGCCCAGGTTCTGCAATCGCCGGCTCCGCCACTCGCTTTGCCGTTCACCCCACCAGCGGCGCGCTAATCGGCCCCGGTTCCAGCATAATTGGCTCCGCTGTAAACGGTGCAACTGCCGGAATCCTCAATATTCGTTCGTTCTGCAACTGGGAAGGAACTATCTTAGCCAGTACTCTTGTCGAAAACGTAGTAATCTTAAACGTTACGACGCGGGCAGTTGTCCTTGCCCTTGCCAATCAGCTAACTGACATTGCCGGTGACATGGCTATTTCCAGTGCTCTTTTAACTCCAGGCACACTTTACATGGTCGCCGCTTGGAACGTCAGTGGGAGTATTCGCGGATTTGCTGAAGTGACCGCGGAATAATCAAATGGCCTTCATCTACGCGGGCAATGCCCCAGGAAAGGCCGGCTGCTTCCTCTACTTTGACGGGGTTATCCCGGCTTCAACCTCAAACGGAGGGTTCGGGGGCAGCGGAGGTAATCGCGGGGCTTCCGCTAAACTCAAGCGTTCTCGAGACTTAAAAGAGCTTTTCGACCGCATCAGCGAAGAAACTGTCGAAGAGGTTGTTGATTATGAACTTCCGGCGGCTCCAACTACAGTTGATGTTTCGGCAGCTGTCGCCCGCGTAACCACTATCCTCAAAGCTGCTCAGGAAGAAAAGCAAGTTCGAATCGCCCGTAAGGCCGCTGCCATTATCTCAGCCCTAAAAGTTCACTTAGAAGAGCTGGAAGATGAGGAAGCTGCCGTTGTGAGCTTGTTGTTTTAACCCACGGATTAAGAATCCATAATCCCCCTGTTTTATGCCTACATATCTCTATAAGTGCCCGGCTTGCCGCAGTCGCCGCGACGTTATAAAGTCCCTTACAGTACTCAATCGTAAGGAGTCCTGTGAAGCCTGTCAAGCCCCGATGGAGCGTCAGATCAGTGCTCCTGCCGTTGTATCCGACTACGCTGGGTACAATTGCCCAATCTCTGATAAATGGATTGAGGGCAGAAGGGCTCACGAGGAGAACCTTAAAAGGCACGGCTGTCGAATATATGAAACGGGAGAAACAGCGGAAATACGCCGAAAAGCGGCATCGGAAGACGCAGCCTTCGACCGATCAGTAGATGAAACCGTGGAGCAGTTTTATGAGGCCCTGCCCTCGGAAGGTCGCGAGGCGCTAGCCACCGCGGTCACTTCAGGCCTCGATGTGGAAATAGCAAGGATCTAAAATGGCGGACTTAGCAGACGAGGGCGGTACGGCTCTTGACATTGACAGCATGGTGGATGAGATTGGGGAGGGACTCGGGTTCGGTAATGACGACCCGGATCAAGGCGATGAAGCCGATCCCCCGCCAGAGACGCCTGCGCCAAAAGCTCCAGCCGCTACGGCACCTTCCAATTCCGACCCGGATGCAAAAGTAACTGACCCGGTTACCCCTCCAACTCCCGTTGAATCAGTTGCCGAAGCCCCGAAAACTTGGCGCAAGGAAGCCGCGGCAGTCTGGGCCACCTTGCCCTCAGAAGCCAAAAACGAAATCCTCAAGCGCGAGCAGGATATCTTCCAGGGACTCGAAGGCTACAAAGCCGATGCCGGGTTCGGCAAATCCATCAAGCAGGTCCTCGCGCCCTTCGAAGCCGTCATGCGGGCGCAGAACATGGACCCGGCGAAGACTATCAGTGGTCTTGTCAATTACCATCATCAAGTCGGCACCAGTACCCCCGATCGAAAAGCCTCCCTGTTGATTCAGATGGCAAAAAACTACGGGGTAAATCTCGTGACAGAAACCGTAGGCGAGCCTCCCTACATCGATCCTACAGTCCTAGACTTGCAAAATCAACTCCGGGCTGTACAGTCCGAACTGTCTGAAAGCGCAAATAGTCGGCGGGCAGCCCTGGTAGAAACCACCAGCAAGCAAGTCGATGAATTCGCTTCCAAAGCGGAAAACGTCTATTTCAATGAAGTCGCCGACGACATCGCGAACTTAATTGCAAAAGGCGTTTCCACCACGCTCCAAGATGCTTATGATAAAGCTGTCTGGGCGAACCCGGTTACGCGGGCTAAGGAGATTGCTAGGTCTACGGCCGAAGCAACTGCGAAGTCTACAGCGGAAGCCAAGGCTCGCGCAACAGCTGCAAAATCAGCAATTGGGGCAAATGTGAAGACGACTGCCAAGAGCGGGCGCACCGCAGCGCCAACAGGAAGCATCGACGACACGCTAGCAGAAACGCTCGCGAACATCCAATCGCGAGGATAGTGTGAAATTGACCCTAACCTAGGAGCTAAAAATGCCCTCTCCCAATGCGACCTTCACGGAACTTGTCACAACCACTTTCCGCAAACACTCGAAAGAGATCAAGGACAATCTGTCCAAAAACAACGCCTTGCTGGCCCGGCTGAAAGCCAAGGGTACGCGCAAGGAAGACGGCGGCTTGTCCATCGTCGAGCCCCTCGACTACGCAGCAAATGGCACCTACCAGCGCTATTCCGGCTACGATGTCTTGAACGTTGGTGCAAGCGACGTGATTTCCGCTGCTGAATTCCAGTGGCGTCAGATCGCGATCAACGTCGTGGCAAGTGGCCTGGAACTCCGTACGAACTCCGGATCTTCGCGGATCATCAACCTCGTCAAGTCCCGCATGAAGAACGCAACGCGTACCTTCAAGAACAACTTCTCTGCGGATGTGTATTCCGATGGCACCTTGCCAAACCAAATCGGTGGTTTGCAGGTTCTCGTCGCGGACACCGGCCAAGGTACTGTTGGCGGCATTGACTCGGCGGTTTGGGCGTTCTGGCGCAGTCTGGTGCAGTCGGCGGCAGCCCCTATCCAAGGTGGTTCCGGCATTACCCCAGGCTCCACCACGATGGAATCGCTGATGCTGCCTCTCTGGCTGGCCCTTGTCCGCGGCGACGATCACCCTGATTTGATCGTAGCTGACAACAACTACTTCACGTTTTATGAGCAGTCCCAGACTTCGCTCAAGCGTTACACCGGTGAGGCTGGCACGGCAACCGGCGGTTTCAGTGCGTTGAAGTACAAAAACGCAGACGTGATCTTCGACGGCGGCTCCGGCATCCCCTCAAATCGGATGTACTTCCTGAACACCGACTACCTGGATTTGGTCGTTCACACCGACGCTGACATGGCTATCATGGACGAAATGAAGCCTTACAACCAGGATGCAGCCGTTGTCCCGATCCTCTGGATGGGCAACATGGTCTGCTCGAATCGGTCCCTGCAAGGGCTGGTCAAGGCTTAAGGCCTTAACTCTCTAACTTCAAGGAGAAACTCTCATGACATATGCAACAGCTACCCCCGTCGTCGGTCAGCCGATGGCGAATCTGATCGGTCTGAATCTGACCGATACCACCGCTCGCCTTCCTACGGGAACCATCCAGTCTGCGGTCAGCGCTTACTGGGGTGGTGGCGAGTTCATCTACGCTCGAGCCAACGGCGCCATCCGCGGCTTCGGGCTGTGCCAGCTCAATCCGGTTTTTGACTCAGACACCAAACGCTGGCGCTTCGAGGCTACGGAAGCTGCCAGTACCATCATCCTTGGCCGACCGATCTGCGTTTCGCAGGCCGCTATGGTCGCCGGTGACTTTGGCTGGTTCTGCGTTGGAGGTCTGACCCCGGTTAACAGCAATGCTGCTGTCGCCGCGAATACGACCTTCTCTATTGCAGCTACCGGCCAAGGCGGCGCAGCGGCTAACGGCAAGCAAATCGTCAATGCCCGCATCGTTGGTGCCAGCACCATCACTGTGGCAAAAACGAACAGCTTGACCGTAGGGTTGTCGACTTTGCTGCAAGTCTCCGATTCGGACGGTTGGTTCGTCGGGGCTTACCTGTCCGGTACTGGTGTCGCGTCAGGCGCAACTATTACCTCCATCTCCCCTGATGGTCGTACTGTTACCATGTCCCTTGCCAGCACCGCTGCCATCGTCGGCACGGTCACAGCGACTTACAACAACGCGACGATCTTCTACAACATCGCGCACATCAATCGTCCGTTCCAGCAGGGCTCTGTCTCCTAATCCGTGACACTTACGATCGGGGGCTTCGGCCCCCTTTCTTGCTGCCAATTCCGGCGTAACTAAAGGACCCGATATGGAAGCCAAAGAAGCCCGCCCACCTTATGTAACCTTCGAAACGAAAGGTGAAGAGGATCGTACAGCGAGTATCGAACGAGGTTTCTATGTCGCAAGGGACGTCGATTACGCTCTGATCACTCCCCAAGGCTCAAAGGACCGAATCGAGCGAAAGGTTGCTGATTGGTTCCCGCAGCTCGAACAAAACGTAATGGAAAATCGGATGCCGCGAGAATGGCTGAAGGCCTTTCGCGAAGCATACGCGGCTTGGAAAGAAGGCAGGGAACTCCCCTTAAATGGCACTCCGATTTTAACTTGGTCCGTTGCGGCTCCGCATCAAATCAAGTCCCTGTTGGACGCACACATCCGGACAGTCGAAGACCTCGCGGCTGCGAACGAAGAGACCATTTCCCGGCTTGGTATGGGCGGCCGGGCCTTGAAAGATAAGGCAGTTAGCTGGTTGACGAGCGCGGGCACTACGGGTAAAGTAACCGAGGAATTGGCAGCCCTCAAGATTGCCAAGGAAGCCGCTGAAGCTCAAGTTTTGGCGCTTTCCAAGCAAGTCGAAGTGCTCGCGACGCAGGTCGCTTCGTTACTTCCAGCCGTGAAGAAACCCTAGGAGGTCTGAATGCCCATGAACATGCTGCAGATAATTCAGGAAGTGCGGGGACGATTAGGTCAGCCGATTCCCGGAAGCATTGCCGGCAGCACCGACCCTGGGGTTATCCAGCTCCAGGGGCTCTTGAATGAGTTCGTGGAGGACCTGGAAACTCGGCAGTACTGGCAAGCAAACCAAATCGAAACTACCTGGTCGACGACTGCGGCGGAAAATCAAGGCGCTACGTCTACCTTATTTCCCTATGGCTTTTGCGGGATTGTCCCTGATACCTTCTACAATCGCAGTACGAAGCTCGCAGTCGGCGGTGGGCTGAATTCAGCCGCCTGGGCACTGCAAAAGGCTTTGGTCATGTCAGGACCTCTGCCGAACTTCCGAATTCGCAATAACAACTTATTGCTCGACCCAGCTCCAGCTGCGGGGCAAACTTACGCCCTTGAGTACTATTCCAGCTTTTTCGTGAAAAACGACACGGATCCTGGAATTGTCTACCGCCAGTACTGGTTAAAGGATTCCGACTATTGCACGGTTAGCGATAGCTTGGCAATTGCCTTTGTCAAATGGGCTTGGAAGTCCGCAAAAGGGCTCGATTACGCGGAAGATTTCCGTAAATACGAGCGACTTTTAAGCACAAAAGCCATACGCGAAAAGACCTCATTACCGCTTTCCATGTCGGGGTCTTGCGAAAATTCAGTCGGTCCGGGGATATTGGTTTCCCCAGGCAGCTGGCCGCTCTAACATGCTACAGCCAATTCGCAACAAGGTCAAAGAGCGGCAGGAAATCTCTGAGGTTTCCAGCTCCGCTGCGCCTATCCGGGGCTGGAATACCCGTGATCCGCTGGCCAACATGAACCCGCTTTTCGCGATCCAGCTAGACAACTGGTTCCCTTCTGCGGGGACTGTCTCGGTCCGCGAAGGCATCGCCTCCCACGTTACCGGCATTACCGGCATAGCCAAGAGCCTTTTTCCGTGGAACGGGTTAACCTCCCAAAAGCTATTCACCGGGACTGACGCTGCGATTTTCCAGGTTACTACTGCCGCCGCAAGCCCCACTGCTACCGGGGTCGCCCGGACAAATGGCTACGGAAACTACATTAACTTCCGCACGACCGGAGGTTCTTATCTGGTGATTGTTAACGGTACTGACAATCTCGTGTACTATGACGGTACGACTTGGACTTCCCTTGCAAACTACACAATCGGAGCAGGTCCGGGCACCATTGCCACCAACGCCATCTCCAATATCAACGTCTACAAGCGGTCGATTTACTTCATCGGGAAAAACTCGATGTCGTTTTACTACCTGCCAATTGACCAGATTACTGGTGTTGTCAGCGAATTCCCTTTAGGAGCCCTCTTCCCAAAAGGTGGAAAGCTGGTCGCTATGGGCACCTGGACAATGGACGGCGGATTCGGTCAGGAAGACTATTCCGTGTTCATAACCGACAAGGGGCAGGCCGCTGTCTACCTCGGCACCGACCCGAGTTCTGCTACGACTTGGGAACTCAAAGGCGTCTACAACCTCGCCCCTCCAATGGGGGATAAGTGCTTCACAAACTTCGGCTCGGACTTGTTAGTCCTGACAGCTCGCGGTTTGTTCTCCATGACGCAGATCCTGCAAAAAGGAGGCTTCGCCGGAACGTCCGCTTTGACCGACCTTATCGGGGAAGCTTGGACAGTTTCCGCCGTTTCGCTGCCAGATGCCAAAGGCTGGGAATGCATCGAATACCCCGAGAAAAATGCCTTAATCTGCAACATTCCGCAGACTGAATTTGCCTCCTCCCACCAGTACGTAATGAATACGAAAACTGGCGCCTGGTGCCGTTTCAAAGGCTGGGACGGGTTTTCCTTTGTTTTGTTCAATCGCGAACTTTACACTTCGATGATTACGCAAGTTGCCAAGCCTTTTCAGCCTGGAAATGACTTTGCGGCTTCCATCACTGCTATAGCGAAAGGGGCTTTTAATTACCACAAGCCTCGCGCACGCTTAAAGCATTGGGACATGGTTCGCCCGAATCTGACCATTTCCGGGAAAGTCGCCGTAAACGTCGCGATTGATACGGACTTTTCCGAGGGTGCGAATTGGGGTGCCGCAGTATTCAACGATTCCGCGGTGTCGCGCTGGGATACTGCGATCTGGGACCAATCCCAATGGGCCAGCGAGCCCCTCCCGCGCATCGAATGGGTTACTGTTGCCGGAGAGGACAGTTACTGTGCAGCGATCCGCTTGCGTGTTATTGCCCGCGACGCTACAGTCGCATGGTCAGCCACCGATATGCTCTACCGACCTGGGGCGCTACTCGGCTGACTTCCCTGGGTACGCAGGGGGTTTAGTATAACAACCCTGTAACTCTTAGGGAAACGCCATGTCTACTGAAATCCTTGACCTGAAAAAACTTGCACAAATTCTGCAGTCATATGGTCGAAATGGTGATACGATCCTTGCCCACATCAATGAAGGAGAAGCTGCGCATTTGAAGCGTATGGGAGGAGCTGGGACTCGGAATCCGGAAACGGGTTTGCTGGAGTTCGGGGGGTATGAGGGGGGAGGAACTTCTTTGGGAGGGGGTTTCAACAGCGATGGTAATCATTCTGGAACCGCAGACACCGAAACCCGAGGCTTTGGAGTTTCCCCAAGCCTAGCTGGACGCGTTACTGACGCCTACTCTAACCTTGGAACTTTTGGACAACTTGCCCTGGGAGCTTGGGGTAAAGTCGGAAATAGCATTGCAAGCTCCATGCCAAGTGTTGGTATAGATCAGGTTGGTGATGAAAACTTTGCCAATAACAACTCCGGAGGAGAAAATTCTAATTTTACCGAGGGCGTGGCAGCTGGAGGAGCACCTTTTACTGGTACTACCGGCGCTGCCCCTAATGCGATGGCTGGGATGCCTGACTACTCCAACCTCTCCCCAGCCGACAAAGCTTACATGCAGAGTCGGGATGCCGCGGTCTTCAACTCCCAGCTCAATCGCGTTGACCAAGTTGGCCCGGACGGTTCCCAAACGTGGTCCCAGGGCCCAGCTGGCGCCGACGGCAGCCCTGGTCGCTGGACACAGACAACTGCTCTTAGCGGGGCTAATCAGTCCCTTTACGACCAAAAACAAACCATTGCCCAGGGGCTTGCAAACGCCACCGGCGGGGCTTTGCAGCGAACGACCGATGCACTCGCAAACCCACTCGATACCTCCGGTTTAACAGCTCGAGGAGCCGGGCCTAATGCAAGTGACTTCTCGACCAACAACGTCGACATGAGCGCTGTGTTCAATTACATGAACCAGAAAGGCCCAGGAATCCAGGCCGGGTCTGCCGCAGCGAGCGGAGCTACCGCTGGCCAAGCGGCTCTTGCTGGCCCCATTCAACGCGAATTTGACCGATCTGGCGTCACGACTACCCTTCCATCCAGCATAGACGACACCTCTCGTCGCCGGGTGGAGGAAGCCTTAATGTCTCGGATAAATCCCCTCTATCAAGCTGATGAGGGCCGCCTACGGACTCGTCTCTTAAACTCCGGGATTGAGGTCGGAACAAACGCTTACAATCACGAAATGAACAACTTTTCCCAGCGTCTCAATGATGCTCGGATGCAAGCTATTATGCAGGGCGGGGCGGAAGAATCGCGGCAAGTCGGGCTTCTGCAGGGAATCAACAATCAGCAGTTCGGGCAAGCCTTGTCGGTCGGGAAGTTCGGGCAAGACGCCGACACCACGATCCACAACAACACGACCCAGACAAACGTTGCGAACGCGAATGCCGCGACACAAGCTTCCATCGCGAGCGCGGCGAACGCAAATGCAGCGGCTATAGCGAATGCGCGGAATGAGACTGAAAGCAGTATGGCTTCCGCATCCCTTGCCCAAAGACAGCGGGAAAGTGTCGCGCATGCGCTGACAGAGGCGCAGCGTCTGCAGCTATCTACTAACGCCCAAAACTTCAACCAAGCTGGAACCGCAGCAGCCTTCTCGAACCAAACGCGGGATGCGGAACTCAACGAACTCTTGGGCTTGCGCCAGCAGCCGCTCAACGAACTCAACGCACTGCGGACTGGGTCAGCTCCAATCATGCCGAACTTCGGGAACGTTTACACTGGGGGTACGGCTACTGCGGGGGATCAAGTTGGGGCGGCTCGGACGATTGCGCAGTCACAATCCGACGCAGCGGCTCGAAGCGACAAGAAAGATTCCGACATGCTCGGGGGCTTGGGCGAAATCATAAGCCTCTTTTTCTAAGGACAGGTAAGAAATCATGGAAACTTACGACATCCTCGCACAGCAAGAAGA